GGCTGGTATAGAATGAATTTAGACTTTAAAATCTGCAATGTTTAGTGAAGTGTGGTAAAATAATAAGATATGGAGTATAGTACAATAACATACATTGGTAAAAGTTCTGGTTATGTAGTCAAGCTTCGTGACACTGTTTACGAATTTGAATGGAATAAAGGTCTGGGTATTGGAAATCGTCAAGGCGAGATCCGTACTAAAGATATAGATAGGATCGCCAAATGGCGAGACAAGAAAGGCAGGAAGATATTCCGCCTTGATAAATAGGAGGAAGTAATATGGCAGTTAATGTTTCTAACATTATTGTTGGCGAGGCAACCCTTAAACTGGGTACCAACGCTAACGCAACAACCATCGCAGCAATGAACAACTTTGCTGACATTGGTGCAACACAAAACGGTTTGGAAATTTCGTGGGAACCAGACATGGTTGACATTGAGATTGATCAATTTGGCGATGCAGCTAAAGTAATTCAATCAAAGGTTAAAGTTATGGTTAAGACAACACTTGCAGAGGGTACACTTAATAACCTCGCACTTGCTTGGAACTACGATAACACCACTGGTGGAGCAGACATCCTTGCTAACAATGATGGCGCAAACACAAAGACATTCTTGTTCGGTGCACAGGGAGTAATTCCTTTTGAGAAGGGCTTAGTTGTGACAGGTACAGCACCTGGTTCAGCAGCAGGCGCAACTCTTACCCGTTCATTCTACACAAAGCGTGCGATTTCAATGGAATCATCCTCAATCAGCATGAAGCGTGCGGAAGCAACAATGTTTACAGTTGGCTTTAGAATTTTGCCAACAGTAGCAGATACTGGTTATGAGTACGGCAAGATCGTTGATCAAACCGCATAATTAATACAGAAAAATAATTTAGTTAAAGGCAACGCCCCTCTGCATTTTGTGATAAACTTAATGTTTGAGGGGCGAAACCCTTTAAAACTAGACACAAGGATGGAATATTTTGAGCGATAAAAATAAAGATATTTTGGCAGGAAGAGAAATTATTTTTGCTGATGGCAAGACAAGAACAATTAAGCCTTTGACTATTCGCAATTTGCGTAAGTTTATGGCTGTAGTTAAGGATCTTAAAACAGAAGATTCACTGTCCGATGCAGATATTGACATCATGGTGGAAGCAGCAGGTATTGCACTTGCTACTGTTGATCCAGAGCTCGGTAATAATAAAGAAAAACTTGAAGATGTGCTTGACCTTCGTTCATTCGGTGAACTTATGTCAGCCGCAATGGGTTCAGACCCTTCCTACTAGGCGAGGAGGGGGAACACTTGACTTCGGGTCAGGGTTCTGATCTAAAGTGGGAGGACATCCCCCTTCTCAAATATGAGTCCGAGTTATTTGTTAAAACAGGTGCTTGGGAGAGTTTGGGTTATCTTGAAGAAAAATTAACCCTTAATGAGTTATTTCTTTTGTATAGAGCTTGCAATAACGACACGAGTGTTCAGATGCGTATTGCTGCCGCTGCGCAAGGCGCAGAAGTTGACTTCAATGAAGATTGGTATGATCCTGCTCCGATTGTCGCAGCACCTGCTTATGAAATTCAAAAGATGAGTTTTGGTATGGGATACGAACAAGTATCGGTAACACCTTCTGCGGAAAACGAATCATAAGATGATATTTTCTATACACAGTCTATGTATAATTAATTCAAAACGGTTAAAATAAAAAAAAAGAATCATTAATCGTTGCTTTAATTGTCCTAATATGCGATAATTACTATTGGCTAAATTATGTCTAACCTTGAAAACAATACTAATGATGTAAACATTACGACTAGCATTGACGGTAATGCCGCTACTGGCACTGCCGAACTTTCTGTTGAGTTAGTTAATCTTACTAAACAATTACAACAACTATCTCAGGCAGCCGTTAAACAGGCTAATGTAACTCAATCTTGGAACCAAGCAATGGGTATGTCCAAGGCTGGTGTCTCTCAGTATTCTCAGCAATTAAATAGTTCTATCAATGTAATTACAAAATTAAGCAATGCAACAAGAATTTATAAAGATGTTTTAAATGAGGCTAAGAAATCAACTGAAGGTTTTGTTCAAGCCCAGTCATTAATCAATAGCAACAAGGGCGGTCTTGATGCATCCTTTGTTCAAAGATATAATGCTGGATTAGTACAAGGTCAAAGTCATTTATCTTCAATGAGTTCAAGCAGTAAAGATTTAGAAAAGGCAATGAAAAGAGTTGCCTTAATTGACATATCCAAAAATATTCAAAGAGGGGCGCAGGCTGAAGCGCAATCTGCTTACACTTTTACAAGAAACTTTTCTACCCCGATCATAGCGGGTTTAAGAGAAGCATTTTTTAGTTATTCAAAATTAGCAACAGAAAGTAATAGAACTACAAAACTTATTTTGGATAACTATGCACAATTAAATCATGGTCAACTTGGTGGTATGGATTTACAAGTGGCAGCTGCTATAAAGTTTACAGAAAAATTAAGCCATGGATTGGATAAAATAACGCAACAATGGGGAACGAGCAGGGTGCTTGTTCAAGCTCTTGCTGGCGATTTTGCTGAACTAGGAATAAGTAGCGAAACATTATTAACAAATATGACTAGGTTAACTGTAGAAGCAGAAAAGCTTGGTAATCTTGATATTGCTCAATCTTCTTCATTTTTAACCTCAATGTATCAAACGATTTTAAGAATTAGAAGAGAAACTGGTAAGTCTGTAAATATAAATGATGCTGTTGTCTCTAAGGATATCTTGGAGCAGCTATCAGGGCAGTTAGCGGTATTTAACTTGATTGAAAACAAAACAGTCATGTCATTGCGCAACATATCTGATGCTTTTCCAGAAGTAACTGCGGCAGCAACAAGCTTTGGTTTATCAATGTCAGAAGCTACCGCTTTGATTATTCCAATGGTTGGTGCTGGTTTTCAAGTTGGAGCCTCTGCTAACTCTATGAAAGTTTCATTGCAAAGAATGGTTGCAATGACAAAACAAAATACAACAATATTAAATCAATTAAATCAATCATTAGGTAATGGTTTTGAGTTAAGCGCTGGTATTGGAATGGATCAAATTCAAAAATTGTCTGATGCATATGGATTCCTTATTCGTGATGTCGAAAAAGGTGGAAAGGGTAAACAAGGGGCTTTGGAGTTATTCTCAAGATTGTTTGGTGTTCGCCAAGGTCCAAGAATGGAAGCGGCTTTTGCTCAATTAAACGCCTTCCAAATTCAACTTGAGACCACTGGTTCTGCTGAGCAAAAAGTAGCAAAGCAATTACAAGATAGCGTCAATGCTGAATTAAAAGCAATTGGACAAAAAGAAATTAATATTAAGAAATTTAAAGATTTAAGCACTTTGCATAGAGAAGCAATTGCAACTGATGAAAAAGGAAATCTTACAACACAAGCAGCCGCTATTCAAAAAGGTCAAATAGCAGCTCAAGCAATATTGGAAAAAGCAGCTGGTGGGCAATCAGATTTTATTTCTAATATGTCTACTGAAGTTGGTAAAGCTTTAATGACTCAAGCTTTTGATGTTAAAGCATTAGCTGGCAAGCAATACGAAGCGGAATTGAAATTATCACAAAATACCCCAGAAGTAAGGTACCGCAGGGCTAAGGAGTCAATGCTTGCGCTGGGTCGTGCAATAGTTCCAGTGGTTGATTCGGTATTAAAAGTTTTGCTTCCAGCGTTTCAAAAGTTAAGTTCATTTTTGCAAAATAATCCTGCAATTGCAAAACTTACTGGAGCATTTTTGTTATTAGCGGCAGCAGCGGGTCCAATAAAGTTAGCTTTTGCTACTATGAAAACAGCTTTTGGCGGAGCAATTAGTATCTTTGTAAAGCTGGCAGAAAAAATTACAGGTGTGTCTTACGCTTTTGCAAGTTTACAAGATTTGATGTCAAACCCCGATTTGCTAAGAGGGCAGAGTAAAGTTGTTCAGTATTTAGATAACTTCTTAATTAAAACAAAAAGAAACGGTAAAGCTTTAAGAAAAGAAATGGATTTAACTGGATTAAGTCAACCAGTTCAAGAGATGTTTAAAGGTAATAAAGCTGCTGCAATTTATGGTACCGACAAGGCAGTAAATATGAAAAGGCTTTCTCCAATTGTGTCAGAAACAAATCAATTTTTAAATGATATGAAAACATTAAATATTGAAAATAATACACAAATGGCTGCAAAAGTTGCAAGTGGTTCGGAAGATGGAATTGCAAAAGGCACGGCTGGTCTTTCAGATGAGATCACAAAAACATTTACAAACGCAATGCATAGATTTCAAGGACCAAACTTGTTTGCTGGTCCTAATTATTTTGAAGGCAACATCCCAGGTACTGGCGATAGCGGTGGTCCAATCGGTAGGCGAGGTCGTGGTGGTGGTGGATCGGGTACGGCAGCAGCAGCGGGTGGGCTCACTGGGGCGGATGCTCTGAATGCTAAAGCTGACGAAATAACATTGAATAGAAGAGCTAAAAAAGAAATAAACAATTTTTTCAAAAATCCATTGGGGATAGGTAATATAGCAGCAGGTGGTCCAACGCCAAAAAATACGGATGGTTTAGTCAGTTCTGTTCAGAAACTATTAAATACCATGAAAGGACAAAGTAGTTCAAGCCCTCCTGGCGGTACAGGTTTTGATGTTAAAAAAATGGTTTCCGCATTAAAGAGTTACAAGTTTGTATATGATACTCCAGGAGCAATTAACATTGGTACTACTGGAACTAGCGGTGTCCTGCTTTCTACGCTAGAAAAAATAAAAGAAGGTATGCCCAAACCGATGTCTGGGCGGATTGTTAGAGATGTCTCACAATCATACGGTTTCCCATCAACGGGTCAAGGAAGAATTCCTTACTTATCACCTTCAATTCAACAAATCTTTCCAAGATCAGCAGTCACAGTTGCGGATAAAATAAAGAGCCAAATGTCTTTTGCTCCAAAAGCATTGATGCCTGGTAGTCCAACATTATCACTCGCTTCTCTTGGAGAAATGTTCACACAATCTGGTGTTGAGTTGGAAGCACAATTGGTACATGCACTATCTGGTCCTGAGAGTTTCCCCGTTTCTCAAAAAGCCATTAATGAAGTTAAAAAGATAATCAAAAAAAATACAGGTTTTTTCAGTTTAGCTTTATCAAAGACAGGTGTTAATGAAACGATGGGTGGAAAATTAATAACACTTTTTTCTGGTATCAATTATACAAAAGGTACTGGTGCTCTAGTTCAAAGAGAGTTAGCTCCAATCTTAGAACATTTGAATCAAAATATTACAGATCAGGTTAATGCTGGATTAGAAACAATACCACAAGCCGCCATGAAGAGATTAAATGAAATTAAGCGTGAAATTACTCCATTAGGATTACAGGCAGCCCCCATAAGAACAATGAAAAAAATAACTACAGCTGGTGGAGCAAAGCAATATACGCCAATTTTATTGAAAGATTTTATGCATGCACTTGATTCTCATTTTATATCAATTGAGGATGAAGTTCAAGGTGTTATACAAATCGCAAATAATGGACTTGCCGATGATTTAATGTCAACACAAAATCTATTTCCTGAAGTTTCTTCGCAGGGAATGGTTAGGCACCCTAAAACTGGACAAATGGGAACTGGTTCAACAAATATCCACGGCGATATGATAGCGCAAATGATGAGGGATGTTGAGGCTGGTAGAACAACACTGATTCAAGGTGTTGATGAATTTGGAAGAGAAACTGTTCAAATTGTTGAATTAGCTGGGAGAACTGCAGAAAAGGTCGTTGACGATACAGTAAAAGTGTACGGAGATCTTACTGATCTTGATAAAAAAGTTAAGTTTGCAAAAGGCAAGGATATCCCAATAACAGAAACCGATAAAATAAAAACTGTTGAAAGTAAAATTAAAGAATTAAAAGAAAATGCAAGAAAAGCAAAAGGTGCAGCTAGGATTACATCTCTTAAAGAGCTTGATGATTATATTTTTGAACAAGAAAAATCTATTACTTTATTAAGAAGAGTTGAAGCTCAAAATATTGCTCAATCTAAATATAAAGATCCAGAATCATCCTCAAAAGTAATGAGTGAAATTGAAAATAAAAGAAGAAAATTAGAAATAATTAAAAGAGAACAAGCTGCTGGTATTGCGGCAGGCAAAATTCCAACAACATCTGCTGATCTTAAAAGACTAGATGCAGCAGCCGCAGCAAGAATTTTGGCAAAGCAAGAAGAAATTGCTGCAGAAAAAGCAATGATCAGCGCATTGCCAGCAGCCAACCCAAGAAAGAGAGCTACTGGGCTTGCAAAATTAGCAAAACCTCATGAACAAAAAATAAAACAATTGGAAACGGAGTTGCTGAGCCAAATAGGTCAACGAAAGGCGCTGCTGGATTCTCCAGCTGCGATTGAGTCTGATATTGAAAATCTATTAGAGAAAATGGTTCTAGCTAAACCAGCAGATTTATCTGATGTTGAAAAATTAATAGAATCTGAAAGGAGAAAGCTTAATACATCTCTTAAGAGAACAGGTAATAGAGAATTAAAGAGAAGGGCTTCAAGAAGAACTACATCTGCTGGTTTGAAAGATTTCATTAAAGGTCTGTATCAGCCAGTTTCGGTAGTTGGGGCAAATCTTGAAGATGATGTTAACCTTATGACCAAAGCAGAAAGGTCGGCAAAGTGGTATAGGGATAATATATACAAGTATAATCAAGGCAAACAGGTGATGACAGGTGGAACAACAATTGATAGATTCAAGTCGGCAGTTATGCGTGTTCCATTTACGACTACCCCCACCCCCAACACAGTTGGAGTACCATTACCAAAAGGTGTTATTCCAACGCAAGTGCCGCAACTTGATCTTACTAGGGACGCTGACTATATAAGAAGGCAACCGTTAAAGCAGCAACGCAAATTACTAAAAGCCTTCTTTGGAAGTCAATCTGGACCATCAGTAGCAAAAATAAGGTTTAAACCACCTAAATCTGTAGGCGCTGCTGCGATAACAACTGGAACTGACATTGCTGCTCAATTCAGAGATGGTCTTGAATCTTCTCTTAACGGAATTTTAAAATCATCAAGCAGCGAAGTCAGTAAGATAACAAGTGCCATAGATGCAGTTGTTTTTAACACAGGACATTCGGCAGCTGGCAAAAAAACTTTAGCATTTCTTCAGGGTGAAATTAAATTAACACATGAACAGATTAATAAAGCGTTGCAGGCAGCTATAACGGATATTACTAGAGGATTTAAAGGTGGAACTGGAGCGGGCTCTGCTGGTCGTGGATCAAGAGCTCAATCGCCAGCCTCCCTTCAAGCCTTCTTTGAAAGATTGCGCATGGGTTTGTCGGGTAAAAATGCAAAGGGTGAAAAAACAAAAGTTGTAGGTATTACTGAATCTTTTTTTGGTCCAAAATTTAGAAGGCTTTTTGATAAAGACCCAGGTTTTAGAGATGCAACAGGAGTTGAAAATAATCTAAAAGTAATTTTTGCAAACGCAATGAAAAACGCTGTGGTGGGGTTAGGTAGTGAAGGAGAAGCGCTTTCTGATCTTGAAACGGGAAGAAGAAGAGGAAGGGGAATTTTGCAACCATCTCAAGGAAGGCAGAGATCTACAAGAGATGGCACAGGCGCAAGCAAGAAACGGGCGGCTACAAGAGGTAAAGGTATAAAGACATTAGTTGCAAAAACAGTTGAGGATATCAATGGAGAATTAACTGATTCAGCCAATGTATTAAAACAACAAATAAATGAAAGCCTCCTTTCTGCGCTACACGATGAAACACAGGGAGTGAAGGTTGTTATTCCTGATGTAGCAGCCGAAGTGCAAGCAGCCGTTACTGCCCCAATTGTTGAGGCACAAAAGGTAATTGGTGAGGCTGTTCAAACTGCCGTTGTAGCAATACCTGGAGCAGCCGCTGCACCAGCAATTGATAACGCAATTCAAGATACTTTAATTTTGTCGGAAAAACAAAAAGCTAATGTAAAGAAAGCGAAAGATAAATTAAAGGAGATTAAAGATAGTGCAGCACAGTCTCTTGGTATAAAGCCAGCGTCAGTAAGTGTAGATAAGATTACGGAAAGAATTGATAAAATATCTGCGGCTATATCTTCAAATGAAAAAGATTTACAAGACGCAGTTGCTAGAAATATGCCTGCAAGTAGCAACTCTATCAAGGGTCCAGAAAAGAGAATTGCTGATTTCAAAAAAGAAATGCAAAAGCTTGAGAGGTTTAAAAAACAAATTATTGAAGAAGAAGCAAAAATTTTGGCTAACAGTATTCCTTCAACAGCTCCAGCAAATATCTCGCCAACAAATGCTATTGGTAGGGTAAGACCACCAACAGGTGTCCCAGTTATTCCTAGTGCAGAAGTAACTCCTCCAATAGTGCCAGGAGCAAGGGTGCCAACTGTTGGCGCATCCGATGGTAATGGAAAGGTTTTCAATATTGATAAGATTGGTCATAGGTTCCAAGGACCAAACATCTTTTCGGACAATATCTTTGATGCGAACTTAAAAGATATTATTCCGAATCTTGATGAATTAATGGCTGCTAATACTCAGGGAGCAACTGTACTTGGCACTGCTGGGCAAACAGCAGGTGCAGCGATTGACGAGGGCGCTGCAGCAATGGTTGCCGCTACGGCTACTATTAAGCAAAGCGTAATTTCACAAAAATTGTTTGGTAACAAAGCTTTGAAGGGGCAGTTTGCAGAGGGTGCTGATAAGAGTGTGATTGAAAAGCTCTTTGGTTCCAAGATGGCTAAGAAGAATATAATTCCTGAATATGTTACTAAGAAATTAGAAGATGGAACTGAAAAAACACTTTTGAGTTCTGCTACAAGAAAAAGATCTCTCCTTCCGTTTGGCAAGATTCCAATTGGATTGCCGATCAAGCAGGACCTTGCAGATATAGACAGGCTTTTGACAAAAGGTGTTTTGCCAAACTTTACAAGATTGAAGAAACTCTTAACTGGGGCACTTGGTAAAACTTGGCTGTTTGCTTTATCTGGCGGTTTGTCTGTTCTTATTGGTCCATTGACAAAAGTGTTAAAGAATTTTGGCGGGTTGAAGCAAGTATTTGCTGGTACTGCGACTATCTTTGCACAATCCTTTGCAAAATCTGGATCAATGCTTAAAGGCGTTGCTGCTGGAGCTGGGCAAATAACATCAAATGTATTCGGTGGTATTCAAAAAGCGGCTACGGTTGGATTAAATATTTTTTCTAAGTTGGCTGGTGCTATCCTTCTAGTTGGTACAGGTTTGTTGATCATAGTACCAATTATTGGAATCCTTATTGCATTGTATGGAATGTTCAAATCAGCAAACGGAAGACTAGCAGGAGCAGCCACAGCGCTTAAGGAAGCATTTAAAGCATTAGTTGATGGCGCAAAAGCATTGTTTGCTCCAATCAGAGATTTAATCTTTGTCTTTATTGGGGCTGATAAACAAATGGGTGGATTGACCAGTGAAGGTCAAAAGAATGCAGCCTTCTTTACAATAATAGCTAATGCTATTAAGAAAGCTACAACGGCATTTAAAGAATGGGCTGAAACGATTGGTGCTGCATTTGTTAAGAACACGGTTGTCCCGCAGATTACAAGAATTATTAACAAATTTATCTTGCTGGGTAGTGCAATTAAAGATTTCTCCAACGGTGACAAAACTTCTGGTATGGCTAAATTAAAAGCAATAATGCTTAGCTTTGCATACGATATTGTTGGTATTCTTAGAATTATCACAAGTGCATTAATTAATGCATTTGTTTTTGCAGTTCCTGTAATTATTCAAGTAATGCAAGGTCTCTTAAGCTTGTTGGCGCAAATGGTAGTGGCTGCTATGAAGGAAGTAGGGAGTGGTATAGCATCTGGTGCTGGAAGTGCTATTGTCCGTGCTGGGATTAGGACTATACCAGGTGGAGATCTTGCGCTTAAAATAAATGATGCAACTGGTGGATCGGGGGCAGCAAATGAAATGTTGCAGGCTTACCAGAAAGCAAATACTCCTTACGCAAAAGATGTTGCAAGTACTGATCCAGGTTTACGAAAGTTTATTCCAAAGCAACTAACGGAGGCTGAGAAGAAAACTAAAGGGTTCGTAGATACCGCCCTAGGTATTGTTAAATTAGCAGGCGAAGGGGCTGATGCCGCATTAGCTAGTCTTCAGCAATCAATAGATAGTAAATATACTAAAGCGCTAAGTTCAACAAACATGAAAGTTAACGGAATAAATGTAGCAATTGTTATAGACAAAAAATCATCAACGGGTGTTATTGATCAAATTGCCTATATAGCTAAAAAATCAGCAGACGCTGCAACTTCTGCTGGAGAATCCTTAGGCAGTCAAATTGCTAATGGGATTAAATCAAAAGTTGCTGAAATAAAAGATACACTTAAGGGTGCTTTCTATAATAATGTTGATCAAAAATTTGATGATATTGTAACTCAATATACAGATGCCCTTGAGAAACAAAAAGACCAACAACTTAAAGCATACGATGATCAGATTACTGCTATTGACGAATTGGCTGCAGCCGAGGAAAGACTTACAAGTACAAAAGAGTATGAAGCTAAAAAACGAGAGATCATTGATAAGCGACAGTATGATCATGAAAATTATTCTGTTGAAAGAAAACTGGCGGTGTATGAGGGAAGGACTTTTGATGTTAGAAGACTTGACAGAGAGGAAATAGCATCAAAAACTGAATCTGATAAGTCTCTCACTGATCTTGATAGTGAAAGGTTAAAGACGCTTCAATCTTTCCAGAGGGATCTCGTAAAGGGAGTAATTGCTAATCAAAAAGATATAGCGGAGAAAGAGTTTGATGTAATCCTTAAGTCTTTTGATACTTTCATGAAGGGAGTTAAGAATAAGTCTTTTTCAACACAAGAAGAATTTGCTGCGGCTTTGAAAGATGTTGCGGATAAAGCACTTTCTTCTTCGCTGGAGTTAGGTACTGCATTTGAAACTGGTCTTGCAAAACTTCCTGCGGCTATCGCAGCAGTAAGAACTCCTTCTATTGCATTGTTCTCTACTGCAATGGGGGATTTGATTGGTGAGGCTCAAATAGCTTTTGGAGTAGCTACAGGTTCTGCAAACCCAGCTTCTTTACTTGGAGCAGTTGGGTTATTGGTAGCAGGATCAAAGGCGGGGTTTGCGGAAGCATTCAGTACAACATTTGCTCCTCTATATGTAAAGCCAGCTGTTGATGCAATTACTGTAATTACTGGATCTTTGTCTAAACCTGGTGATCCAAATAATATTGCGGAAAGTTGGAAAAAAGCTGGTAAAGATGCTTTTGAAGCTTTGGAAGCAGAACTCAATAGAACTATTGCTTGGGAAAAAATATTTAAGAGCTTTGATGACTTGTTTGATGGTTTGAAGCCAAAAATTAAAAAAGTTGTAGATCTAGCTGTAGCGGCTCAAAATGCGTTGGCAAATGTGGGCGGTCAAACTTCTGCGCCATCTACTATTTTAGATGAAGCAACCATGAAAGATTTTCAAGCGACAACGCTTACGGCTGCAAAAAAGTATGGTGCTGGTAAAGCTTATATTCCTCCAGCACAGCTGGGAATAATGGCAACCAGAGTAACAGAGTTTATTGGTGCTCATATTTCAGAAGGCTCCGTTGGAATACTTTCATCTGCAGCAAGGGCAGATTCTGGTTTGAGTGCTACAGAAATAGCAATCTTAAAGTTGGCACTACCTGCTTTAAATATTGCATCTGGGGCTCTTGCTTTAATCGCAAACCCTAACGCTTACGCTAACAGGACTGACTCTAATGGTAGAACTGGCTTTATGTATGGTGGTCAAGTTGGTAGATACGGTATTGGTGGATATCTTAAAGCCCCCGCATCGCAAGGAATTCCAGCATTGCTGCATGGTGGCGAATATATCATTAATCATAAAGCCGTTGAGAAATTTGGAAAAGGTAATTTAGAAAAAATTAATAATCTAAAGAACGGCGGTGATTTTAGAGGTTTCGCTTCTGGCGGTTATATGACCACACCTGGATTTGCAAACGGTGGATACATGACAACTCCTGGATTTGCAAAGGGCGGTGCAGTAAAGAATAATGTAGGTAATAAGAAAAAAGGGACTGACGATGGAATGAAATTGTTTACCAATTCCAGTGGTCAATCTTACTATGTTCCAGACACTAATGTAAGGTCTGGTGCTGCTAGTGGAATGATTCTACACCCATTAGATTGGCAGGCAATTGCTGTTTCTGAGAACGGTCAAAATTGGGAAAAGAGTTTAGGTAAAGTTAGCAGAACAGGTCAAGGGGTTTTCGTTGGTGCTCTCAATATTGCAAGACAAAATTGGGTGCGATTTGGTCAAGGTAAGTACGGTAACTTTAATGATCCTTTAAACCCTCCATCTTTTGAAAATCAAATTAAAGTAGCAGAAATTATGTATAAGGGGTTGGCATCAGACCCATCCGCATGGGGTCGTGCTCCGAAGTATCTTGACGGATTTGAAGGAGTTAGATTGGGCAAAGTTGATTTTCCAAAACTTTCTGAACTTAAGGTATACGACAGAGTAAAAGCACAAGGATTGGCAAATGGCGGTAGTGTAAGAAAGTACGGAGTTGAAGATCAAAAGTCTATTTCTGTAGCGAAGAAAATTATGAATACACTACAGGGTCCGTATGCAACATCAATCCCTGTTATTACACCAAGAACTATTAATCTTAATGGGCTCCCTCAAGTTCCTAACAAGTATGGTGGAATGTCTACAATTCGTTCGGCAGGGTTTGATTTAACTAACAATCCTAAAGGACCAAATGTTCTAATTCCTACAGTTTTCAAAAATCAAATTGATTACAGTGATTTATTGCGTCCATCATTAGATGAATTTAATAAAACTGGGAGGCATTTAGGAGTATACCCTGGTCGTGATGCATCATTGCTGGCAGGGTCTGTGTTGCACCTGTCAGAAGAAAATAGGATGAACAAGTTCATTGGACCAATGATGCCAGTTGTTGAACCAAAAAAACAAGGTATCTTTGGTAAAATTGGTGGTTTCTTAAGTAAATCGGTTACAGATGTTGTTCAATCTTTTGCTAAAGTCGGCAGTGGGGGGCTTAATATTGCTTCAGCTCTTATTGAATCACCACTTGCTTTAATTGATAAGAGATTAAGTTTTAACCCGATAAAGAATTTACAGAATAGAACTCAAGATCAATTAGACAATGGTATCAATTATATTCGTGGTATTAATAAACTTACTGGTCTCAATATTGCTGGCGGGAAAACTGGCGGGCTTGGACAAATTGCTAACAACAAGATGGTGAATATGGGTGACGCATTCAATGTTGCAACTACACTTCTTGGACCAGAAGTTAATGCTGGAATGTCAGCCATTGCGAGACCGTTTGCTGCTGCAGCGGTGGAGCGAATGGGGCTCTCTGCGTCAGGAATGACTCTTGGTCAAATAATGAAGCCAGGAGTTATGGCTGTTATCAGCAATGTTTTAGGAAGAAAAGCAACCACTCTTGCACCCCAGGTATTAATGCCTAGGACTCCTAGCAATGCCCTTGCAATACCTTCAATAATGGAAGGAAGTAGGATCCCAAGGCAAATTCTTAGTCGCACAATGCAGATTGGGGATGATGCCCTTACTCAATCATTTGATGCATGGAAGATTGGTTTAGAAGAAGTTTCGTTTGGTGTAAACAGGTCAAGAAATCCATTTACTAATCTTTATGAAACGGCAAATCAATATGGCTCAACCATGCCTTCAAACGAATACCCAGGTCTAGATTGGCTTAATGATAAACTGGTAAAAAATATTCCTCTTAATCCATATGATATTAGTGGGGAGAGTGAGTTTACAGAAGTTGGTCGTGGAGTAGCTAGTCTTTGGGCGAATGCTCATGTTGGTTATAAATTTGAAAACCCAGCAATTGGTAATAAAGATACATTTGTTAGCGCTTTATTGTATGCAAGAAGCAAGGGTGATTTGAAAGCAAGAATGGAGATGCAGAGACTCGCTGATATTGGTAAAGAGCAGGTTAAAAAGTTTAGACTGTCATATCACCCTGCACCAACTGGAAATGATCTATTAATGTATCAAAAGTCAATCAAAGATGTTGGTTTATCCGACTTCACACCTGAAGATTTATTCTTAGTTCATGAAACGCCATACAAACCATTTATTGATCAATTTGGTAATGCTGTTATTAGACCAACATCTGATTATCAAACGCTATTCCCTAATGATGGATATCCGATGGAATATGTCCGAGACACAGTACACTTTGCTCTCAACCACCCAGTGATGGGACATCAGCAAAGGGAAAGTATCAAAGAACCCTATCTGCTTGTAGCAAATTTCATGGATGCTATGAAAGCAAACCCAGGATCATTGAGTTCTCTATACCCCGTTGACACAGTGCTAACTCCAGCTCTAGGTAGAGGTCTTGTATTTCCAAAGGGTACTTATCAATTACATGAAAAACCTGTTTCAACATATGGCGCTGTTAAAGAATCACTTGCGCAAATGATGAACCCATCAAAAATTGATAGTTCCTACTTTAAACACATATTTAAAGGTGGGGATCATGGAAGCGATATGGGAACCAATCAGTTTACTTATCAAATGGCAAGAAATATGAATGTAGGATCTGGTCCTCATTTTGGGAGCCCAACACAGATACTTTCTGGCTTAAAGCGTGGAGCGGATATTGGAATTGGTCAATACTTAGACAAGTATATGATGCAAGGTCTTAGTGATAACGATATTACCCGACTGCTTGCAAGGACAGACTTATTCAACAGTATTCGCACTAATATTGAGTATACTGGTCCTGACAGATTTTCTAATGGCGGCTATATGCCAAAATTCAAGAAAGGCGGATACCTCAAATTTAAAGAAGGTGGAGAAGTTCCTTCTATTCTTCATGGCGGGGAGTATGTTCTTAATGCTGGGGCTGTAAAGAAGTATGGAATAGCCCACATTGAAGCAATGAACAAAATGAGATTTAATGTTCCTCAACCAGGTTTCTCTGTTCCACAATCATCCTTCAGTGGCAGTCTCGCTGGCGGAATGACAACATCTACACAAAATGTAAACATCTATGTAGATAACTTCATTGGTGAGCCTGAGTGGTTTAACTCAATGATGAAAGATTATAACACAACAGTTCTTCCCCGAAATCAAAAAGCGGCGGGTCTTGAGAACAGAGTGATTAGTACTTACAGTGGATTAAACAGGGGGAACTAATGTATCTATATAAGCTTCTCTCTATTAATGGAACAGAGGTAACTGAGCACGGCAGAACAATAAAGATTGATGAAGAAATTTCTGCTAACGATATAGATTTGGCAAGCGGTCATAGAAGAAGGTATTATTCAAATAATAAACAAAAGTTTAATATATCGTGGACTTGGCTCCCAGATCTTGCAGCACACACCGTTGATAGCAGGGATGGTAGGGCTTTTCTAAATAGCTTAATTAATGCAACATCTTCTGTTTTGGTTGGGATTGAACTATCTCCAGGAGAAGGTTATACCGAATATAATTGTTTTATAGATTCATATTCTGAATCTCTTGTAAGAAGAGATCCATCTTCAAAATGTTCTTACTATGACATATCCTTGTCTCTGGTGGAAGCGTAATGGCAGACAGTTTCTATAGTTTTAGTGAACCTCTAAATAGTGGTGTAGATTTCTATAATGCGGATGATGCTAAGTTAATATCTGCTGCGATATCTATTGATGGCAGTGTTGCAATTAGTTTAACCAAAATAGCGTTTAGCGCAATAAATGCATCTGCAAATACTGATGCATTAATTACTGCTAGAAGAATAGTCTTTGCTTCGGCAAATATTTCCGACCTGCTTTCAACAACCGTAACTGCTGGTACAACTATAAGAGAGGGGTCATTAGTTGTTATTAGTGCAACTTCCTCACTAACTGCTGTAGGTACAAAAATAGCGTATGCTTCGTCTGCAATAAATTGTACATCAAGTGTTGTTACGGTAGGAATGAAAATATCATTGGCTTCATCTGCAATAAACTCAGCGGCTTCAATTGTTACATCTATGGTGAAAACAGCTTTTGGCTCCACCAATGTCGTTATGACATCTAATGCATCTACGATACTAACTAAAATAGTCTTTGCATCTGCTGCGATAAATTCAAGTGTAATATTGTCAATTGTTGGGAAAATATCGCTGGCAACAATAAGAATTGCCATTCAGAATATGGGATCAATTTCCGCACAGGCAATTAAATTTGCTGTTAATGGAATTGTTGATAGTTCAATAATTCGTACATTTATGTTGATTGATGATAAGCCAATTACTAATCATAATAGGAAATTTGAATCCGCCCTTGAGCCTATTTTTGTTGAAAATAAAAATTGGACCAATTCCAGAAGTAGGTACTATAAGTCCTCGGCAAGATCGGGCAGAAAGACATTTAGCCTATCTTGGTCATGGTTGCCGAATTCTCAAGAATTTACCGTTGATGGTAAAAGGGGACGGGATTATATTAAAGAAATAGCCTCAGATCCAAGTCATCATGTTCTAAAAATAGTTAATTTAGATGAATCTGGAGTGACTCCACCGACAGAAACAAGTTATAATGTATTAGTGAAAGATTATAATGAAACATTAACAAGGAGAGATCTAAGCAATGATGTTTATTTCTGGGATTGTTCAATGACATTAGAGGAAGTTTAATATGTTAGATACTGGTCTGTATGGAAAAGCAATTTCTAATACTTTTATTTCTAAAACAACAGACATATCTCAAAGAATTAAGCCATTAATATTAATAGATTTCTTAGATAGCAGGCATGTTCTTAAATATAACGGGGTTGATATTGCATCAAGCAACTCGGCATTTACAACCCCATCAACTGAGACTATTAACTCAGAAGTAAGCGGGATGCTACTTAGGACTGCTAGATCACCATCCGCTACTTATCGCTCATTGAGTGCCAATGAGGTATCTTTTAATAAAAGAAATAGATCGGATTATTATTTTACTCCAAATGAATCAATTAATGGGATAGAACGCCAGTCATTTACATGGGCTGTATGTGATGCAAAAGACAAGTTTGGAAAAACTATTACTGCCAATGGAGAATGGCATGCATTGCCATCTTCAAAAGATGATAATTATGAATTTGGTTTCATATCCAATACAAAAAGCACAAGCTCCCTGCATGCGACTAGATCTGGGTATGAGTTTGCTTCACCAGTCATTATTGAATATAATTTTACGGAAAGAAAATGTAATATATTGAAAGTAATAACATCGGAATACAATGGTCAAATTAAAGCTTATAATATAAAAGCTTATGTTAATACATCAACTATTGTTTTGAATGTTGATGGTGAAATAGTTACTGATAGTTATTATAATACTCATTATTTAAATAATGAAAATATAAACAGAATTACATTAACAATTTATACAACAAAAAACCCATTAGACCGAGCAAGGGTTAATGAAGTATGCCCGATTTATCAAGTTGATATAACAGATTATGTAATTGATTTTGGCGTTAGCAAGGTTCGTGATGTTCATGAAACAAGTTTGCCGATTGCTGGTGGTGGTTCTTCAACATGTAATTTAAATTTAGATAATTCTGGTAAGGATTTTAGCATATTTAGTTCTGCTTCAACTTTTGGTAAATATATGAAAAAAGACTTAAGAGTTCATGTCTATACTGGTTGGCAAATTCTAAAAACAAATGAAGAATTAATTACAAATATATTATCAAATGCTATTTCAGCAAATTCAAGCACGATTCCTGTAAACTCAACAGATTCCTTCCCCGCTGGTGGTGGAAACAATAACTATGTTATCACAATAAATCCAGGCACGGCTACCCCAGAAAGGGTTTTGTGTTATAAGAATGATGCATTTTCTTTTACTGCAGTGACAAGAGGGTATGCCGATACAATAGCCGCTAGTTATTCTGCGGGAACTACTGTGTCTTTTGACCCATACGAATATGTGCCAGCTGGTACATATTATATTGATGAATGGCAATCGGCATCATCGTCAATGACTGTTTCTGCAACTTTAACAAATTGGAATAAATTTACCAATGAAAAAATGATTACTAATGGGTTCTTTATGCAAGATAGTACCGTTGCTGAATCAGTTAACAATCTTTTATTAAGAACAAATTTTCCAAAATCTGATATTTCTTATTTCTTAATACCATCAAAATCATATACAAAGAATGATGCTATTTTGCATTTTGGTTTTGATGAAGATACCGTGGATAGAGCCAACTCAACAAGGACACCATCTAAGTCTTTGAGGGCGAGATTTGTTGCCCCAGCAGAAAAACAAAGAAGTTCAATCAAGGATATAAAACTTGACGCTAACGATAGGGTTTTGTCTGCTGAGGAGAAAGCTTTAGACATAACAACATACATTGCTCCGTCCTTTGTATCAACATCAAAAGCAATAACTACACAGCCAGTAGGGGAGACAACAGTTGCGTTAAATTACACAACTGATTCCTTTGTTGCGGTAGATGGAACAACAGTTACGGATTACTATAATGGTGTTTTTGACGGGGTTTACATACCTTCCTCAAGCGGTATTCAAAGGCTTCGTTTAGATGTAAAAAACTGCGGTGTAAGAATGTTTTTTAATAAAAATTTAACAGAAATAAATGAGTGGTATGAAACAGGAGATGCAACGACTACTTTTTTAACCGAAGAAATGGACTTAACCGCTGGTAATGCTTATGAATTAAGAATTGAATTTTTTCATAAAACAAATACACTTGGAATTGCTTTAAAAAAGGTGGTTGGCGGCACTATATCTTGGGTTGATGAAGATGAGTGTGCAACAATGCCTTGTTTTGATTATATTGGGAACAAAAATGTTGCACCTTATTTGAATTTTTCAAGCGGGTCATGGAGTGTCAATACTGCTGGTAATTTTGTTGAAAGAGTTGCAAATAGAAATGATGGAATCTATGTCGGATCGGTTCTTACAGGTCAACCTAGCGGTGTTGTTTCCGATACTGATAACAAAAGCGTTTTGCTTGCCAGTAATTCCTACATAAGAGTCCCTTATCACATATCTTATGATGTATTCAATTCAGCCAGCCCAGTTTACAACAATGAATTCTCTATTGAATTAAATGCTAAATTCCATAACGGATCGTTTAGCTCTAATGGGGAATATATTAGCAATTGGGCTAACGCAACTCCTACATCTGGTTTTGAATTTTACCATAATTCAACTTCTCATGGGTTTAAATTTAGATCATCAAGTGGTGTGCAAACTGTTTCCTCAAATACAGCAATTTCAACATCTGAATTTACACATATTGCTGTAACATACAAAAATAATTCTTTAAAATACTATGTCAATGGCGCTTTGTCTAATTCAGTTACAACAACTGGAAACTTAGCTGCCTATACGGGTCGTGATTTGACCATTGGTGGTCGTAATGCATCTTACACAGAAAATGTTGGAGAAATAGCACCATCAAGTATTAGATCTTTCTATATAGATGAATTTGCTATGTTTGCAAAACAATTGTCGGCTGCGGAAATCAAAAATAGTTATATTCAAATAAAAATTCAACCAATTTTTGTTATGCCTTTCATTTATGGTAATGATGTTACGATTCAGTCATTAATTGATACAATAAGTTTAGCCGATTTGGGTAGATTATATATTGATGAGTATGATAAGGCTCGGTATGAGCATTATTACAGATTTTTTGAACCAACAATAGATCAACATACTATCGTTCAGCAAATTTTTTCAGATACAACTAACATTATTGATGCATCATACAATGTTCAATTGCAGGCTAATAAAGTAGTTGTGAAATTAACTGGTGTTTCAACAAAAAATAATGCAATTCAGGGACTTTGGGCTCCTGATGACGGAACAACGCTTGCTGTTGGGAAATTAAACGCAAATATTTTATCAAATTCATCATCAATACCAATGGTTACAACTGATAAGCCTTATTTCCCAAAAAGCGGGTATGTTAAAATTGATAGTGAAATAATTAAATACGAAGCTAAAACAGCAAACTCTCTAGACACATTGACTAGAGCGTATTTTGACACTGCGGCTGCATCTCACACTGCTAATACTCTGGTGAGAGAAGTCCAGCAGTATAGCATATCTTATAATTCAGCTCCTGCTTTTCAAATTCAAAATCCATTGATTTCTGGTATATTTAATAAAAATCCAGCATTAATTGAAATTATTAAATTTGAACCAAATTCTTATAAAGCTAATTTAATAGTTGCGGCATCTATATATGCCGAAAATGGGTCTGAAGTGTTCCTTAAGGGAACTAATGAGCAAAAAAATGAAGTATCTGTCGCTTCAATAGCTGGTATACCGATCATCGTTCAGAGCACAAATAACGACATAAGAGAGCAGAAAGAAACATTAGATGATAATATTAGACTTTATGGGTTAAAAGAAATTGTAATAGAAAACGAATTTATTACTGATCTAGAACATGCAAAAACGATTGCAACTTTTATTATATCTAAAATGAGCGATCCAGTTCCTGTTCTTAACTTAAACATAACTCCAACACCAAGAATTCAGCTTGGCGACAGGGTTAAGATATCATCAATGGATTCATTTGATATAATTAATGGTGAGTATTGGGTGATAAGTACAGATATTAGTTACGGCAATCAGCCATCCCAGAGTTTAGTTATAAGGAAGGTGGTGTAATGGCAATAAGACAGCCTCTGTCAACAGGAACATCGGAAAGCTCTATTATTTTCTATAATGGTGGTCATAACCATGATGGCATATCATCTGCTTTGATAGATACAGCAAAATATTCTATTTATGATTTTACAACTGATTTCATGGGTACGGATTTAAGACAATCAGTGCAGTCTGAAAATTTTAGAAAATTTAAAAATGTTATTGCGGAAATAGTAAAAACTGATGTTTTAACAACGGCAGGTATTACATTGCGCCCTAATCAAGTTCGGGCTGAAAACATTTCTGCTGGGGCGGTTACTGCAGAGGAATTATCTGCAAACATTGTTCTCGTTAATAATATCATCAGGAGTAATAGTTTTGACGGAACGGTTCTTGCAAATGGCGCTATCACTACTGCTGGGACAACTGGTTGGGCTATTTCTGGTCAGGGTCAAGCTGTTTTTAGCGCAGCATCCATTAGAGGCACTATAACGGCTGGTGCTTTATACATTAATGATTATAATCAATGGAGTGCCAATGGCGAAATATATGTTGGTAATCCCTTATTTGATGAGCCAGGGTTTGCTTATAGTGAAGCGCTCGGCATGGCTGTGCGGGGGAGTATTACGGCTACTTCTGGCAGAATAGCTGCATTTGATATTAACGGAAGTACCTTGCGCACAGGAGATCAGTTTATTGGTTGGATTCAGCTTGGTCCAGTGGAAAATGCTGCATATAACGGGGTAGACGCTGGAGAAATAGTTGTCTCTACTAGAGATCCAGCCGATAACCATGAAGTTCACACAAGTATGCGGGGTGAATATATTCAAGTTTTAGATGATGATAATAATAACCTTGTTAGCTATATGAACAAAAATGGTTTTTTTACTAATGGAGTAGTGGCTGCTTCATCTGTAATATACCCACATGGTACAGAGGAAATTTCTTTTAGATGGGACGGATCAGACTTGTATGTAGTTATTGATGGGGCTACGGAATACTTATTAAGCGCAGGAGGTGGCTCTCCTGCAGTCAGTCCTGCAGTCAGTCCTGCAGTCAGTCCTGCAGTCAGTCCTGCAGTCAGTCCTGCAGTCAGTCCTGCAGTCAGTCCTGCAGTCAGTCCTGCAGTCAGTCCTGCAGTCAGTCCTGCA